CCCCACCCACTCACGCTTTGGCTTGATCTCCTGCAGTATCTGCTTGCCAAGGTTGCTGTGCCTTTCAACTTCGTTAAAGGCTTCGTCTTCTTCGGGTGTCCAGTCTGTCATTGCTTTCTCCTTCAGTTAAAGTGTTCTTTTGGTGGTGCGTCTAGCAAGTTTAGAAAGCCGAAAAAATCGTTTGCCGCCAGCATGAGCTGCGACGCCTCCATCTCGTTACAGTTTAGGGTAACGACTCCTGCTAGTTGATCTTCAGCGCGGCCAATGATGACCACGCCTTGTGCTTTGCCTTCTCCGTAACACATCACCAGCTTGTGGATCAGTAGCTTGAAGTGGGCTTGCTCGTCGTCTGACATGGCGCTTACCCTGCGGTGCAGTTCTGTATCAGTCATATTAAAGTCAGCTTCTAACATAGCGTATGCTTCCAAGTAACAGCGTAAGCTCACCTAGGTTGTGCTCGTTGGCAATAAAAGTTGTGCCGCCGTGGTTGTTGATGGCGGCCAGCTCTCTGTCTTGCAAAGCTGTTGTCTTGCCCTTGCCTGCCTTGCACTCGATGGCAATGAAGTGCCCCTCCATGCACCCGATGATGTCAGGTATCCCTGCACGGCCAAAGCCGTTCGCGGGTGGCATGAAATGGTATATGCCCATCGAGTCGAGCAGTCTGCGCACATTGGCTTTTACTTTTGCTTCAGGTGTTGATGCCATAAGACCTCGTTAAGTTTCTGTTTGTAGTGCCGCGCCTTGCCTGCATCATCACTGCCTTCCTTCTTGCCTTGGCGCATGGCGTACTTGATGATGTTGCCCTTGAGGTAGCCAACGAACTCTTCCTTGGTCAGCACAGCTTCCATCACAGTCCACGGCTGTACTTCCATGTCCTTGTAGTGTGAGCCGCTGACTTGCAGTCCGTCCGCGTTTGTTTCAGTGGTAAACAACTCCATCTGTCTGTCGTTGCTAATCATTTCGTTCTCTCTCCTTGAGTCTTAAAAATACAGCGTCGGCAGGGTTTTGCAAACGCTCTAGTTCCTTGTCGTAAAACTTCTTGGGCATGGGTGCTTTCTTATCAAGAAGCGTGCGCAACCACTCAGACCCGCCAAGTTGGTTAAAGATCATCCATTGCCTGTCAGACATGCGCATGTACCTGACTTTTATTGGCTCAGGCGGTTTTGGTCTAGGCATTACTTCTTCATACTCCTTACAAAAACTGCGAAGCTGGCGCTCGTGTCGCCAAACGGCATCTTATCGAACTCACGCGCAACTTCTTCAAGGGTTTCATTACGCACCACTTGATGTAGTGTGCGTTCAAACGCTTTGTTTGTTGCAGTTATATAGTCTTGGATGTCATCGTCGTCTTGTTTGTTGGTCATGCGCGTGCTTCCGTTTGTTGTTCAAGTTCACGATGTTTGATCTCTGCATCCAAGCGTAAGATCAGATTGGCGATGTCTGCGTCAAGCAAGTGCAGTTTCTTTGTCCAACGAGCAATCGTCAAATGTATGTCGTACATAAATTCCTCCTTCATGTTCTCGTCGTTTAGTACTTCGGCCACCATGCGGTAGCCACCGCCAGTCTCACGATCAGAGGGCAAGCTGATGAATGCACGGACATGGGTTGGGGTGCTGTCCAGCACTGTGATCTTGCACTTCTGAATCAATGATCGGGCTTGCTCTCTGCGGTACTGCTTGGCCGCCTCAGTGTCGTCCCATTCAAAGTGACGATGCAGAATGTTGTCTTCATCCTGCGCCGCCTGTAAGACATCGTCAATCATCAGCACGCCATTGTTGCGCCGTGCCATCTGTTCTAAATACTTGCGTTCTTCATTCATGTTTTCTCCTTGTTAAAAATAAAAATGCCTGCATTGCCCTGCCACGCCATACCTAATCGAGCCATGCCTGCCTTGCTGTGCCACGCCATGCCAAACCGAGCCGTACCGTGCCGAGACTTACCGCGCCTTGCCTGCCTTGCTATGCCTGTCCAGACCCAACCGAGTCGTACCTTGCCTCGCCTAGCCTTGCCTGCCTTGCTGCGCCACACCTTGCCGTGCCATACGTTGCCGCAACATTCCGAGCCACGCCTGCCATGCCAAACCGGACCCGACCGCTCCTAGCCAATCCCGGCCACGCCTGCCATGCCTCGACATACCAGACCTAGCGATGCCTCGCCACGCCTTGCCTGCCGTGCTGTGCTGTGCCGGTACGAACCGCGCCGTGCCAAACCGATACGCGCCTAGCCCAACCTGCCTTGCTGTGCCACACAGTGCCATGCCCAAACCGGCCGCGCCTTGCCTGCCGTGCCAAACCAAACCAAGCCGTAACGAACCGCAACGCGCCTAGCCCGGCCTGCATAGTTGTTCAGCTTACTGGATGCCGAACTTGGCTTTAACAGCTTCCTCTCGGTCGCTCTCTACAACACGGAACAAACCGAACCCACATCCGGCACTAGCCTTACTGTCAGGTCTGCCTGCTCCGATCCCTACTTGCAAGCCACAACGACTCACAAGGTTAATCACGTCCACCATCTTAAACTGATCCATGTCGAATCTGACACGCAGTTTGACAGCCCACTCTTTATACATCGGACGCGAACGCACATCGACCACGCCTGTTGCATTTCTTGTATGCGCTGTGTACACAGTGCTCGCGCCATACACACGAACAAGTGGTATGCCGTCTTGCTTGTCCCAACCATCCGCTTCAACGAATGTCGAGAGCTTCGCAAGCGTCATCTTAAACCCAACCAAGCGACACGCCGAAATCATGGCGGCACGGAACGATGCGGCGTTAACGCCTTCCCACTCTTCGAGACTGCGATAGCGTGCGTCTTCCGCTTCCTTGTCATAGTCACGGGCTTCACGCACCTTCTTGCTCTTGGACGATGGGCCTTCTTGCATCTTGGCCATGAGTTCGGCCTTCTTGCTAAAACGCTCCACGACCAAGGGGGCAGCGCCCTCAAGAATCAAGTCCACAGTTGCAAACTTGGGTGGGGAAATCACATATGTTGTTTCTACTGCTTTGGTAGCCATTTTATTTTCTCCTTGAATTTATTTAAATTACGCGCCGAAGATCTGCTTCAGACGATCGTGCAACTCGCGTGCTTGGAACACAGTCAGGTTCTTGATGATCTCGTCAGGGTCTTGGTAACGAACAATGGTTGCCAGTCGTTTAGGTGGAATCGCAATCCCGCCCATGGCATAAGCTGCCGCATCCATTGCATCAGAACTAGGTGCAGGCACAGCTTCTAATTTCTCTTTCAACAGAGCACCAATACCTGTCGCATCTTTGCGTTCGTACTTGCGCTTGGTTTTAACAGGTGCTACCGCAGGCTTGAGTCCTTTTTTCTTGCTTGGTTTCTTGGTCTTAATCGGTACATACTCAGGTATGTCTGCGTAGTATCCCTCGTTGTGCACATGAATCATTTTGTTTTTAACCATTTGCGATAGCAAAGATGATGTCGAAGCTGGTGAAAAACCTTGCTGATCGAGCGTAGCCATTATCTCTTTACGCGAAGAGCCGGGGTTGTCTCTGACATGGTTAAAGGTAGCGCGTGAGATGTTGTTTTTAATTGGAAAAAGTTGGGTTGTCATGGGAATTCCTTGAGTGTTTTGAGAAGGTTTGGATATAGAGGTTGACACTGGTTGAACAAGAGAAGGGGCGGGGGTTGTCACCCCCTCGTACGCATCGTCATCCCACTCTTGTAGTGTTTTACTAAGTGCAGATTTAAGGGCAGTTTGAATGTCAGGCATTTGGGTTTCCTCCTAGTAAGAGCATGACAAAAACAATAGCGGCAATAGCCGCAAGGGAAAGCACGCAGGTGCGTGTATCTTCTGACCAACCCTGCCTGTCCCCAAGCAAGACGGACTGCACCCAAGTTTCCTCGGGCGTAGTTATGGGGGGAGGGGGTATGTAGAGCAGGCCGATCTTGACCTTGCCCGTGTCGTAAGGTGTGTGTTTCATTATTTTCTCCTTGATAGGTGCATTATGTGTCCATGGTTGGACACGAGTCAATAGGGTCTCCAATAAAAAATATCACTTAGTAGTACAAGTACCGCAATCAAAAGTAGTACTCTCTCGAATTTTTCCCAGTTAGTCATCATTAGTTTCTCCATCTTCAGTAGGCTCAACGCCAAGTGTGCGCATGATCTCAAGCAACAGGACATGGATGTCCTCAAGGTGCGTGACTCGGTACTCGGCAGGGTTCATGAGGTAGTCCCGCAGGTCTGCCTCGATACAACGCAGGTGTAGCGCTGTGGTGTCTTTAACTTGCATTTGATTCTCCTTCGATAAGTTTAATTGCTTCTTCAATGGCGTCGCCTGCGCTAGCCTGTTGATCTGTTGCCATGTCATACAGGGCGGCGTTAAGCAACTCCCATATAAGCTGTGCTCTACTGGCAGGTATGTCTTTGTATTTCATTTCATTCTCCTTGGGTTAAAAATGCGGGGAGAAATCTCCCCGCTACGAATCATGACAGCAGAGCTGGCACGATGGGTTTGAATGATGGTTGCTTGCGCTCAGTCCACAGCATGTAGTAGCACATCACTTCGGCGATGATGCCTGCAGATGAGTACGACTTGGTAGCTGAGCTGATAAGACCAGACGCATCGCCTTCCATCAGCATATCGTAGATGCCCTGCTCGACAACACACAAGTCGTCACGATGTGTGTATGAAGTAGGGATAGGTGTGAAGTTGTGAAGCACAGTCGTGATGGTGTACGCAGGCATACTCTCCATGCATACTTCAAGCGACTCGACATCAGCTTCCTCAAGCGCAATGAACAACTCTTCTGGTGTGGGTTGTACGAAGCCCGACTCGTCATCGGGGAAGTCATACGCCGCCTCATCGTAGTTAGCGCTGTGTGCGCTAGGTGTGCGTGGTTTGATGTTGAAGCCCGAGTTGTAGTCCTCGATCTCATCGAGCTCATCGTAGTAGTTGCCGTAGCCGTTGGCATACGAGCTGTAGTTGTAAGACTTGAGCGCAGTCGTACTCTTGTAGCTAGGGATGAGACGCGATGGAGTCCAAGCATAGGTATTGCTGAACCACATATCGTCATGCTCGATACCCTGATCGAAGTTGACATGCTGCATACGACCCTCGCCGTTCATGAACACGAAGCGGTTGTTGCCGATGAACTCCTCAAGCATAGCAACGAAGCCTGCGTCATACACAAGGTCAGGTGCAGATGCCACAGCGCTGTGCAGATAGTCCTTGATGAAGTGCCATGTATCTGACTTGGTCTTGTCAGCGTTGTTGCCTGTGTGCAGTACGCCGTTGTGCATCATGGCGATGAAGCCAGGAATCACATCATAAGGATGGCAGTTAAGCATGTCGGTCTTGCCGTGTGTAGTCCAGCGGAAGTGGATGGCAATCTCACGATCGTCTTGCGGTAGGCGCTGAATGAATGCAGTAGCATCGCCGAGATTCTTGGGCAAGGACTTGGTGACCTTGAGACCCTTGGCTGTGCCATACATAAAGCCAATGCCATCAGGATTGGATGTGAAGATGTCGCTGAGTAACCCGTGTGTATCGAGCAGAGTTGAACGAACTTTGGAAGACTTGCCAGTAATAATGAGACACATAATAAAACTCCTTGAGGTAAAAGAATGGGGAAAGTTTTCCCCGTTGGTTGTTGTTGAATTAAACGGAAGCAGGTGCAGATGCAGCCACTGGGTTGTGCTGATTAATGTCAGCGTTGAAGCTGTCCTCTTGCAAGCGCCATACACCAGCACGCGCATCGAACACATAGATCACATCAGTGTCACCGATAGTCGACTCATCGCCTGTGTATGGGAACACGCACAGGGTCAAGCCAAGAGCGCTGAAGTATGTGAAGTACAGGCCGTGTAGCCTAGCGTAAGAGCGTATGCCGTTGCCATCCTCATGCGGTATCTCTACACGATACTCATGGTCACATCCGTGAGGGCTACGGAATGTAATGGCAGGGGCAGGCGGTACAGCGTCAGTACAAGTCACCTCAGCTGGCGCTATGACAGTTGGCGTAGATGTGTGAACATTACGCACGCCATACCACTTGACGAGTGCAGGATACTGACCCGCTACAGTCTTGAGCCACTTGACGAACGATGTGCCGTTGAGATCACGCCACGATGCGACACGGCAGAACATGACAGCCGCATGAGTGAACTCGATCTGTGCAAGGAGGCGCTCTTTCTTAAGTGACGCACGGAAGATGCGAAGCTCGACTGTGTTGTACCTGCCGTTGTAGCTGTTGTCCATACTGAGCCCCAGTCTGCGTGCCTCGTTGTACCCGAGGTTGCACATGTTGACCATGCGATAGCGCTCACCAGACTTACCCTTGACGGCTTGCTTGGGATTGACAAGGACTGACTGCTGCTCTGATGCACAGTAGCTACGGGCTTGGTCATCGACAAGTGGATGGCGACCTGCGATCTTGCGGATGAAGTCCATGTTGGCAGAGCTGTTGATGAACATCAAGAACTTACCGAGCGTCATCTGAGTGAACGCACGAGAGTCGATGTGTACATGCATGCCGCACTTGCCTGTGTTCCATGCACGATACGCAGGGTCAATCTCCCAAGCCTTGAACTTGTCGATGTGAACAGACAGACCTTGCGGTGTCGTCACGACCTCGAAGCCATTGTGCGGAAGCGAGCCGTCATGCTTGATGATGCAGTACTCGGAACCCAAACGGCTACGCACAGACTCAGCGGCTTCCTCGCAGTTGTTGTCACCCGATGACATCTCAAGCTCGATGCCCATGGTGAACTCACCGAAGTGCGATGAGATGACAGGCGAGGACTTGCCAAGTACATCGAGCACATTGGTTGAGTACGACATGATCGGTTGGTTGCGGTCATCGTCATCATCATCGTCATCGTCGCTACCATCGTCATGATCGTAGCTGTAGTAGCAATCGTCTCGGTCACTATAGTACGCATCGTCACGAGGCCAGTACTCGTCTTGATCCTCGACATACACAGCGTCATCATCGAAGCATGAGTTACACCATGTATCGTCACGCACAGTGTGCGTGTCCTCAGAGCTCTCATAGTGACCGCAGTCACAAGAGACAACCTCGAAGTCATCGAGCGCATGCTCAGCCGTGTCGAACGCATTACGAATAGCTTGGCGTGCATCATCGAGATAGCGATTGACAAGATCGAAGAACGCCTCACGCACATCGTTGACATCGTGGTCTGTGCCACCTGCTTTGATGTGTGCGATCATGCGACCATACAGAAGGAACTCAGCACGCATATTCTTGAAGCCAACGCCATTCATACTGCGTCTACCCTTGAAGCTAGCATGCGGAGGGTCAACTGTGTAGCCAACATTGGGATCAAGACGGCGTGTGAGCAAAGTGACCACAGCCATAGCCCTGTCCTGCATGTTGTACCTAGTGCTGTAGTCCATGTCACGAGTGTGCCAAGACATAGGCAGCAGTAAGCTGCGCAAAGCCGCGTTGATATCATGACGATCATGCGATATACGCACAGCCTCAGCGTATGTTAGACGCGATAGCGGTGACGAAACACGATACATGTCGACACGATCGAACCAGATGTTGACGGCATCATTGGTGATGATTTCCTCAGCAGTCTTATCAGTAGCGCTTATGGGTGTTGGCTGAACGAACCGATTGCGATTAGCGTTGTACACAACATAGCGACTGTTGAACTTGATGAGGAACAGCGTAGCTTCAGAAGCTATTAGACTGTTGTTCTCAACACGGAAAGATACGAATTCAAACATAATTTCTCCTTGAGTTATATAAAAGATTGGGGAGATATCTCCCCGACTAACACATTGATTAACTAACACAGCCTGTTGCTCAGGCTACCGATACCTCCATGTCATCTACTACATCGAACGAGAACACCTCGAATGTGCGATGCTCGCCCACGACTGGGTCACCTGCATTGAACACATAAAATGTGTCGTGGTATTTCTTGAGAACCTCATCACGCATCGAGTCAGTCAAACCCAAAGGCATGACTAAAGCGTTAGCGCTGAAGTGATTGTTGAATGGCACTTTGTACATGCCGTTTATGCGTATACGAACTACTCTCATTTGCTTTCTCCTTCAATAATTTTTGTAATGGTGAACTCGCCGTGATCTCCGATGGGCGTCTCGCCATCGAGGTAGAAAAATATGCGCTCGTCATCGGCATCCTCTTCACCATCCCATGAGCCTAGCGCAACAGTCATGTTCTCGAATGGTTTAATTTCAGTCAGTCCCAATTCAGGTATGGCGTTCCAATAACCATTGACTGTTATCGTTTCGTATTTCATTTGTTTCTCCTTGGTTAAAAACTAGATTCGGCGTACACGACACGCCCTTGCTTCATGTGCTCTAGGATTGGTGCGACCATGGACTCGTTAAGCAAGCGCAGGTCACGCTTGTACAAGCGCACAGTCACATTGTTAAATTCTTTTTGTATCCCTCCTCGTTTGCGGTACAACACATAAAGTACGGCGTGCAAGCCCCAATCACTACGCTCGTATGTGACTTGCTTCCATCGTGGGTTTGCGTCATAGCGTGAGCCGATGTATGCATCGGTTGGGTTGGTAGCAACGGCACGAGGCACGCTTAATATGTTGATGTCTAATCCCATTTTGCTTCTCCTTATAAAAAATAGTTGGCAGGGTTCTGCGTACGCAGGTCATCCATCTCAACGAGGTACTCCTCGATGTTTGACTGAAGCTCAGGCGGTAGGTGAGGCGTTAAATCCTCAACGATGCCGTCGTTCCATGTGACAGTTAGCTTGACCTCCACGATGGCGTGGGTGTACTTGCTGTGTGGTTCTCTTTTCATTTGATTTCTCCTTGTAGGCAGTTTGAGGATGGTGAACAGCGTTGCCCAAGCGCTGATACCAAAGGGAATGGGGAAAGTTTTCCCCATTCGAAGGATTTCCCATGGGAATTCCCACGCGAAAACAAGAGCCGACACTGGTTGGCGCTAAAGAACCCCTGCCCATGTTGCAGGGATGTGCTCGGTGTCGTTTAACTTTATGATTACCTTCATGGCTTGCTTCATCTTGGCTAGGGTTGCCTGCCCCGACTCGGTTTGCGTTACGCTTTGCTTGCGTTCAAGCGTTTCAATCTCTTTCTCCGTTCGTCTGAGCAGGCGTTCCTTTGCCTTGGCGTTTTGCTCGGGTGTGGTCAAGCGTTGGAACGGGACTTTGCGCTTGGCTCTGTTCTTGTGTGGCAGGGCTTCGAACATCAGCGCAATACGCACCTTAATCTTCTCAGGCACCCAGTCTGTCCAATGCTCGCCGTTGTTGGGCAAGTCTTTCTCGATGGCAAGCTGTATGGGCGTAGCCTCAAGCGCTTTCATGGGCTGTGCGAAGCGTGATAACAGGGTTTCTAAAACTAAAATATATGCATCGAACGCTTCAACACGCTCTTCGTCATCGAGGTCGTACGCTCGCCCAACCTTGGCATTATTGAGTTCGTAGCGTAGCGGTTTGAGCAGCTTGTCCCATTCGGTCTTGCGCTGTGTGCGTGTGATCTTGTCGACACGCTGTGCTTCCTTGAGTTCAGCAACCTCGTCTTTGATGCGTTGCATATCGGTTGGGTGTATTCGTTCCTTCAATAATCTTTGATGAAGGGCGTTGGGTGTGAGTGCAATGTAGGATTTGTGCATGAGATTATTGAAGGTTAAGGGTTGAGTGAAGTACAGATGGCAGAGATTAAAAAGATTTGCCACTTGTCACGCCATGCGGAGAACCGCATGAACGCTAGTGTATAGCGAAAAGTGGCAGGGTATCTATCTTTTTTCCAGACGACTAACGCCAAAGTAAAAAAGAAAAGGCTTGCAAGATTATTGAAAGTGGCTCGCTCAGAAAAATATACACACCCCCCTAAAAACACTTCTATATATATACATATATTTAAATAGATAGATAGATAGCCAGATTTTTCGGAAACGCCCGTGTTTACGCGGGCTGTGGGGTGGCTTGAGAAGTGGCAAAGTTTTTTAATCTCCGCTATCGGTACTTTGCTCATGGTGTGACCTTCAATAATCTCAGATAATTGAACAACAGGGAAAGTTTTCCCCATTCAGCAGAACAAGTCGAGCTGATGCATTCCGTTTTTCCATTGCTCGTATGCACGCTGTGTCTCGAACACCATGCCACGCAGATGCAATGCACCCTTGCGGAATACATGAACTTGATGCTGTGAGCCGTAGCTGATGGTTTGCATATGGTAGTCACGACCACGGATGGTGATGATGCCGACTTCTTTGGTGATTGGTTGGATGAGATTACGCATGATTATTTTCCTTTGGGTTTGGATTGGACAAGAAATGAAACAGCGCAAGAGCATCGCCCCTGCGCTGTTCTGCGAGAACGGGGAAAGTTTTCCCCATTGAGATTATTGAAAAGAAACAGAATCACGAATGTGACTGAGCAATGCGTTGAACTCATCCCGAGTCAAGCCTGCTTCAATAATCTCCTTGGTGATGTTGGTCGCCAGCTTCTTAGGAACAACGACTTCCTTCTTGCCTGATGACTGAGTGCCACAGATCGCCTTGACAAGATCGTACAGATCACGCTTGGCGTTCTCATACTTCTCAGCACCGCTGTCGAACACCACGCTTCCCTTGGCTTTGCCTTCGCCATCAACAATCTTGACACCCCAGAACTTGCCAACGAACGGCATCAGCGTTGACCGCACAGTCTCTCGTGACTTGCGCTTGAGATCCTTGGTGAGTGCAACGAGTGCCTCGTCTTTAGTTGCTTTGGATTTGCAGAACAGATTGACATTGGATTGAACTGACATAACTATCTCCTTGAGTTGAATGGGGAAACCTTTCCCCGTTGTTGGTCAGCACTATTGCTAATCAACACTTTCAGTATCCATCTGGGGGGTTTGGCAAGGGTCATTTTGGATATACCAGAACCCCACCATACCCCCATCACCCCCTGTAAAGTCGGAGTCCCGTCCCGCGCGTGAACC